CTTCAGGTACAAATGGTACTAGAGGGAATTCAGGTACAACAGGCGCTAGTGGCACTTCAGGTTTAAGTGCAACTTCTGGTACAAGTGGTACTTCAGGTAACCCAGGAACTTCAGGTGCTTCAGGTGCTTCGGGTGTTAGTGGAACAAATGGATCTGCAGGTACAAGCGGTACAGATGGAGGATCAGGTACAAGTGGTTTATCAGCAACTTCAGGTACAAATGGTACATCAGGAGCTAATAGAACTTCAGGTGTAGCAGGAACTTCAGGTTTAAGTAAAACTTCAGGTACAGTAGGTTCCTCAGGTGCTAATAGAACTTCAGGAGTAGCAGGGACTTCAGGTTTAAGTGCAACTTCAGGAACAGTAGGTTCTTCAGGAAATAGTGGTACAACAGGTGCTAGTGGCACTTCAGGTAAATCAGGTACCACAGGTACAAATGGTACTAGAGGAAATAGTGGTACAACAGGTGCTAATGGCACTTCAGGTAAATCAGGAACTTCAGGTACAAATGGTACTAGAGGAAATTCAGGTACAACAGGTAATAGTGGTACTTCAGGTAAATCAGGTACAAGTGGTACTTCAGGTACAACAGGAAATCCAGGAACTTCAGGTGGTTCAGGTATTTCAGGAGTAAGTGGTACAAATGGATCTGCAGGTACTTCAGGTACAGATGGAGGATCAGGTACAAGTGGTTTAGCAGGTACTTCAGGTACAACAGGTGACCCAGGTACTTCAGGAAACTCAGGTGCAAATGGTACATCTGGTAAAGATGGTACTTCAGGTACAACAGGTGACCCAGGTACTTCAGGAAACTCAGGTGCAAATGGTACATCTGGTAAAGATGGTACATCAGGTACAACAGGTTCTTCAGCTACAACTTCAGGTCAAGATGGTGATAGTGGAACTTCAGGTAAAGATGGTACATCAGGTACAACAGGTTCTTCAGCTACAACTTCAGGACAAAGTGGCGCAAATGGTACATCTGGTAAAGATGGTACTTCAGGTACAACAGGCTCTTCAGCTACAACTTCAGGACAATCAGGTGCAAATGGAACCTCAGGTAAAAATGGTACATCAGGTACAACAGGAAATCCAGGAACATCAGGACAATCAGGTGCAAATGGAACTTCAGGTAAAAATGGTACAGCAGGTACATCAGGTGTACCAGGAACTTCAGGTACAAGTATAAATGGTACAAGTGGTATTAGTGGTGGTGTATTTGTTTACCAACCAAACAATGCTGTTTATACTATAAGTACGACTACTGTTCAAAGTACTAATATTATAACATATAATTTCACACCAACTCTAGGAACTGGGGTTATGGGTATAGATCAATATATTTCATATATAAACTCATACGTGGGAGCATCAATAATCCTCCCAGATGGTGAAGTAAGTGGTGAGATTTGTTATTGGGGAGAAAATGAAGTAGAAGCAGGTAGAATTTATGCTTGGGTTACAGGTGGTGCTTGGGAATTAGCAGAACATAATAGTGTAGCAAATTTAGCCATAAATAAATTAGCAGTTGCAGTTGATACTGGTGTTTCAAATAATGTTGGTATGCTTCTTTATGGATATGTTAGAAATAGTACTCGACATGGTGGTATAATGAATGATGAAGGTCAACCATTATACCTTAAATCACAAGGAACTATTCAAACTGCAGCTCCTACATCTTCAGGTAATTATGCTAGAATAATAGGACATACTGTTAGCCATGATGTTGATTTATTCCATTTCAATCCAGATAGCACTTGGGTACAAATTCCTTAATTTATAAAATATGCCAGTAACTCAAATCAACTCAACTCGAGAAGCAATAGCAGCTGCTACATACCAACCAGATTGGTTTTCTGCTAGGGATGCCGTAAATGCAACTGGGGTTGTAAATTATTCTGGTCCTTCAACTGTTGGTAGTGCTTTTTCAGTTTCTTGGCAGTTTGGTAGAAGTGGACCTGAGTATAATGTAATAAGATCATATTTTTATTTTGATCTAAGCACTATCTCAGGTACAATTACAGCTATAGATTTATATATTAGAGCACAAAATGGTGGTCTAAACAATATTAGTGTTGCTATTAGTGGGAATGGTTTAGCTTTTGGAGGTAATGGTTCTTCAGCCCTTACATCAAATGAATTTGACATTAATGGCGGTATGCAAAATGATTACATTAACAGTCAAGGTGTAGGTTGGTCAGCAGGTAGTTATAATCAATTTTCTCTTAATGCTAATGCTATAACAGATGCTACTAATAATCAATTTCTTATACTTCAAGTAATAGATTTTGATTTTGATTATTTTAATAATGATCCAACTCCTGGGGGTCCTATTAATATAAATGGTGGTTTTCAAGCTTTTTTTCCTAATTATTTAAGTGTTACTACTACCGCTGCAGGGTACCCTAATAATGTAATGGGAGTAACTAGTGCAAATATTGATAATGTAATAGGAATAGCTACTGCTAACATTGATAATGTAATAGGAGTCTAATAATGAAAGTTTAAATTTGGATTATATGTAAAGTGTTATTATATTAATAAAAATTAATTAAGTTGTATGAAAAAATTGTTGTATGTAGCCCCACATTTATCTACAGGGGGTTTACCCCAATATTTAGTTAAAAAAATAGAATTATTAAAGCAAGATTTTGAAATTTATCTTGTTGAATGGGTAGACTGTACTGGAGGAGTTCTTACCATACAAAGAGATAAACTTGTAGATTTAGTTGATTCTAATAAATTTTATACTTTAAAAGAAAATAAATTTGAACTTTTAGATATTATTAATGATGTAAAACCTAATATAATCCATTTAGAAGAAATTCCTGAGTATTTTATGGACAATAACATTGCCCAAAAACTATATTCAACTACTAGAAATTATTTTATTGTAGAAACTTCCCATGATTCTTCTTTTGATGTATCTCAAAAACGTTTCTTCCCTGATAAATTCATGTTTGTTTCTCAGTGGCAGATAAATCAATATAAAGATTTAGATATTCCAAAATCCCTAGTAGAATATCCTATTGAATATGTTAACCGTCCTAATAGAAAAAAAAGCTTAGAAAAATTAGGATTAGATCCTACTAAAAAACATATTTTACACATTGGGTTATTCACCCCTAGGAAAAACCAACAAGAATTTTTTGAATATGCTCAAGCATTACCTGAATACGAGTTTCATTGTGTAGGAAATCAAGCAGAAAATTTTAAACATTATTGGGAGCCTTTAATGGAAGATAAGCCTAATAATTTAACATGGTGGAATGAACGTTCTGATGTAGATAATTTTTATCAATCGATGGATTTATTCTTATTTACTTCTAGAGGTACTAATAATGACAAAGAAACAATGCCATTAGTAATACGTGAAGCATTATCATTTCAAATTCCCCAACTACTATATAACCTCCCAGTTTATCTTAATTATTTTGATAAATTTAAATCTATAAATTATTTAGAACCTAACAATTTTAAAAAAAATTGTGAATTAATTAAATCTAATTTAGATGTAAATATTAATGTAAAAATCCAAGATGAAGTTTTTGTTGTATCTACTTATCCAACTACAAATAGTATTATTAATACTACGTTAGATTGTATAAAATCAATACAAAATAATGGATATAAAGTAATATTAACTTCTCACATCCCAATTCCAAACATATTACAAGATCAAGCAGACTACAGTGTAGTTGATACTAATAATATTTTAACAAAACATACTTTTTATAATAATTTTTATTGGAATAGTGATTTATATGATGTTAGACTTAATTTAAAAGGTGAAAATAATGATGTATATCATGGACCTGCAGTTTATACTAATTATTATAATGGAGCGGCATTAGCTTCTCAATTAGATTTTTCTAAAGTGCATTTTTTAAACTATGATTATATTTTATATGATAAAAAAGGAATAGAAAATATTTCTAAAATATTAGATAAAAATAATTTTTATTTTTCTAAACATCATCCTAATGAAGGAGATGCCTTATATACTTACTTCTTTTCCTCTCACCCTAAAGAACTATTAAGAGTTTTACCGAAAATATCCAATGAGGGTGAATATGATAATTTAATGGAAATTTATGGTTCTGAATCTAATGGTTTAGAAAACTTATTTCACCATATATTTAAAAATGAAGGAGCAATATATAGAGAAGAAGAATCAGTATTTGAGTCTAAATCTAAAGATATTTTTGTCCATAAAGATTTCTCTCGTATAGAATATTTTTCTATTTTACCTACAAAGGTTCCAAATCACTTTTCCCCATATTTCTATATTTCTAATAGTAAAGATAGTAGAATAATTAAATATAAAGTTTATAAAGATGAAGAATTAGTTATTGATAGAGAGTTAAATGTAGATCAAAAGTATTCATTTTGGGATTTAATTAGATTTGATGGTAGTTATAGAATAGAATTTAACATTTTTAATGGAGATGATTTTATAGAAACCAAAGAATTTATTATAGATGAAGAATATTTTAATAATTTATCTAGTAATGGTCATTTTGAATGGAAAGGAGAATTACCAAAACCTAAAGTAAAAATTATTCATTTACTTTCTAATCCAAATGATGAAAGAGAACAAAGATCAATAGAGTCAATTAGCAAATTAGGCAAATATAAAGATATAGAATATACCCAAATAATTAACAAACCTTATTCAGGTCAACTCCCAGTAGAAACTTGTAATAGACCTAATGATTTGCAAACAGAACCAGGCCATTATAAATTATCTTATGGACATTATGGTTGTTTTAAGGCACATACAGATGCAATAATGTCTTGTTCTAAAGAAGATGATGTAATATATCTATTTTTTGAATGTGATGCTTTATTATTAACTGATACAAAAGAGTTTGTAAATAAACTATATGAAGCTATTGAAATATCTAAAGATAAAAAATATACTTTCTTTAGTTTTGCTCATAATTATGAAGTATTCAATGAGTATAAAAATCATTTAGATGCTGGTATGTTTACTGATGCCCATGCTTATTTAATAATAGGAGATAAAATTGATAGAGTTCATAATGTAATAAAAGATTCAAAATGGGATGCTTTTGATTTATGGGTAACTAATAATTTTAGAAATGAACCTAAAGGATTCTTTAAAGAACCTTTGGCTTTTCAAGCAAAGGGTCATAGTTTAATAGACCATAAAATGAGTGAAACTAATATTAAAGGAGATATTAAGTTATGAAAATATGTCATGTTGACCCCGCATGTGGTTTAAATATCCCTCCTAAAAACTGGGGGGCAATTGAAAAAATTATTTGGGAATTTGAACAAAATCAAACCAAATTAGGTCATTTATCTATACATAAAATGGCAGGTAATATTAATCCTGGGGAATTTGATATTGTTCATTGTCATGTAGCTAATTTAGCAATTAGCTTACAAGAAAGAGGTATACCATACATTTACCAATTACATGATCATCATGTTTTGCATTATGGTAAAGATTCTTATGTGTATAAAGAAAATTTAAAAGCCATTGAAGGATCATTAATATCACTAATGCCAGCTAATTGGTTAGTAGATTATTTTAACAACCCTAAATGTATTTATTTTTCTCATGGTGTTAATACTAATGATTTTTATAGCAAGTCATTCCACCCTTGTCCTGCTAACCCTAAATTATTAATGTTAGCTAATAATGGGTTAGGTGGAGATCATACATTTGATAGAAAAGGATTTGAATATGGTTTAGCATTAGCTGCTATGAATAGTTTAGATATTACCATAGCTGGACCTTCTAATAATAAAAATTTTTTTAATGGTCATTTATGGATGTTAAATTATCCTAAATTAAATCTAGTATTTGACACCCCAAATGAAGAATTGTTAAATTTATATCATCAACATGATATTTTCATACATCCTACAATGTTAGAAGCAGGTCATCCAAATTTAACAATGCTTGAAGCTATGGCAGCAGGTTTACCTGTTATTGCTGATTGGGAAATGAGTGTTGATTTGCATGGTTGTTGGAGAGCACCACGTGATGTATTTGAAATGGATAGGGGGTTAAAAAATATATTAAGTAATTGGGATTTTTATAAAAAACAATGCTTCGAAACCTCTCAAAAATTATCTTGGTATGGTCAAAGTAAAGAAATTATTAAAATATACAATCAGTTTTTATGAAAGAAGTATTAATTAAAGAATATAACAATTTAAAAAAAACAACTTTAGAATCTAAAATTGGGGATTATGTATTTAAATTAAATTTTATTAATAATTGTACTTTAGAAATTTTAGGCGAAAAAGAAGGAAAATTTAATGTCCAATTTATTAACCAAGATAATGGAAAAATAGTTTATGAAACCACAATTACAAATAATATGTGGACTAAATGTACTAAACAATATTTTATAAATTATTTAGTAAAAGTTAAAGATGTAAATAGTGGAAAACTTGTATATGAACATTTATATAATGCTAAAGGTAAAAAAGTTTATATCCATTTTGCATCAAAAGCAATTGGTGATACTTTAGCGTGGTTTCCTTATGCAGAAGAATTTAGAAAAAAACATGATTGTGAATTAATTGTGTCTACATTTTACAATGAATGGTTTGAAAAAAATTACCCTAATATAAAATTTATAAAACCAGGAACTGAAGTGTTTGATTTGTATGCTATGTATGAAATTGGATGGCATTATAATGAAGATAATACTATAAACTATGAAGCTAATCCTAGTGATTTTAGAAAATATAGTTTACAAGAATGTAGTGCAGATGTTTTAGGTATAGATTATAACGAAATAAAACCAAATATCACATTCAAAAATACAGGTTCTACAATTGATGGAAAATATGTAGTAATAGCCCCACATGGGTCTGCTCATGCTAAATATTGGAACCACCCAGGAGGTTGGCAAAATGTTATTGATTATCTAAATAGTAAAGGTTATAAAGTTGTAATGATTACTAAAGAGCCTTTAGGAGACCAATGGCATGATTCTAAATTAGGAGGAACATTAACTGGAGTAATTGATAAAACGGGAGATTATTCTCTATCTGAAAGAGCTAATGATATGATGAATGCCGAATTTTTTATAGGTATAGGTAGTGGTTTAAGTTGGTTGAATTGGGCATTAAATAAAAAAACAATACTAATATCAGGATTTAGTGCTCCATTTAGTGAATTCAAAGATTGCGAAAGAATATTTACCCCTGACCCTAATATTTGTAATAGTTGCTATAATAAAGAAAGGTTAGATGCTGGAGATTGGGAATGGTGTCCTAAAAATAAAAACACAGATAAACAGTTTGAATGTACTAAATCTATTCATCCTAGATTAGTAATAGATGCTATTGAAAGAATAAAAAATAGTTAATATTTATAACTAAAATAATAATTAATATACTACTTTTAAATAAAGTAAATTTTAACAAATAATTTAATATTTATAACAAGATGGAAAAAAAGGTTCTAACAAAAGAAGAAATTAAAAATTTAAAAGATTTAAAATCTCGCTTTCAACAATTAACAGTTGTTTTAGGAGAAACAGAAATTCAAATGATGAATTTAGAATTTACAAAAAATAATTTAAAGCAACAATTTGCTGATATTCAATCCCAAGAAGTAGCTTTAGCTAAAGAACTAGAAGAAAAGTATGGTAAAGGAACCATTTCTTTAGAATCTGGTGAGTTTTTACCAACCGAATAGAATTTTGAAAAACTTTAATATATTTATCATAAAACAAACATAAAATGGCAGAAACATTATTATCACCAGGTGTATTAGCAAGAGAAAATGATTCATCTCAAGTTACCGCCCAACCAGTACAAGCAGGAGCCGCAATTATAGGTCCTACAGTATTAGGTAAAGTAAATATTCCAACCTTAGTAACAACTTATAGTGAGTACTTAGCTAATTTTGGTAGTACTTTTTCTAGTGCTTCTGATGAGTATAGCTTTTTAACATCAATTTCAGCATATAATTACTTCCAAAATGGAGGTACTTCTTTAATTGTAACTAGAGTAGCATCAGGATCATTTAGTCCTGCATCTTCTTCTAAAGTAGAAGGTAATACTGGTTTAGTTGGTGGAGCTCAATCATTCACAACATCATCTTTTAATGCTACAGGTTCTGTAGGAGGAACAGTTACAGGTGTTACTGCTTCAGCAACAGACGGAGTAGGAAGTGGAGCAGAATTTACATTTGTATTAGCTAATTCAGAATCCTTAGCTTCAATTACAGTAACTTCAACAGGTTCAGATTATGCCTCAGGAGAAATACTTACATTTACCTCAGAATCATTAGGATCATCTTTACCATTAGGTACAAATTTAACATTAACTTTAGCTAGTAGTAATATCCAAGAAGGTGATAACATATTTACGTTAGAAACTTTAGCTGAAGGTACAGTAATGAATAGTACTTCTACAGAAACAGCAGGAGGAGTTCTACCATCAGGATCAACCAATAACATAAGATGGGAAATTACCTCTCCAAACACAGCAAGAGGTGTATTTACAGTAGTTATTAGACAAGGTAATGATACAACAAAATCTAAATCAGTATTAGAATCATTTACTAATGTTTCTTTAGATCCTAAAGCATCAAATTATATTGCTAGAGTAATTGGTGATTCTACACAAAACTTATTAGGAGCAGGTTCATCTGATCCATACCTACAAGCAACAGGTTCATTCCCAAATGCTTCAAGATACGTAAGAGTAAAAGAAGTAAATGTTAAAACACCAGATTATTTTGATAGTAATGGAAATGTAAATGCCGCTTACACAGGTTCAATTCCAGTAGCTCAAAGTGGTTCATTTGGAGATGCAGTTGGTAATATTACAGGTGCTGGAGATAATTTTTATGCAAACATTAGTAATACCGATACTCAGGGATTAACAGGTACTAATTACACGGATGCAATTAACTTATTATCAAACGCGGATGAATATGTTTATAACATAATCACAACCCCAGGATTGATATATGCTAATGCTGATCATGCAACTCCATTAAATACATTAATCTCAAACACTGAAAATAGAGGAGATGCAATTACAGTAATTGATCTTGAAAATTACGGTTCAACAATTACAGCAGTTTCATCAACAGCAGCAAGTTTAGATACTTCATACGGTGCTTCATATTGGCCTTGGGTACAAATTACAGACCCAGATACAGCACAATTAGTGTGGGTACCAGCCGGAACATTAATTCCAGGAGTTTATGCTTATACTGATAGAGTAAGTGAGCCATGGTTTGCACCAGCAGGTATTAATAGAGGTGGATTAGGAGTAGTAAGACAAGCTGAAAGAAAATTAACACAAGCAAATAGAGATACTTTATATATTAATAAAGTAAATCCAGTAGCAACATTCCCAGGACAAGGTGTTACAGTATTTGGACAGAAAACTCTCCAAACACAAGCAAGTGCCTTAGATAGAGTAAATGTTAGAAGATTATTAATTGCTCTTAAATCTTATATTTCTCAAATTTCTGATAATTTAGTATTTGAGCAAAATACAGCAGCTACAAGAAACCAATTCTTAAGTCAAGTAAATCCATATTTGGAATCAGTACAACAAAGACAAGGATTGTATGCATTTAAAGTAGTAATGGACGCTACTAATAACACACCAGATGTTATTGATAGAAACCAGTTAATAGGTGCTATTTATTTACAACCTACTAAAACTGCTGAATTTATTTACTTAGATTTCAATATTCTTCCAACTGGAGCAACTTTTCCGTCATAAGAATTTAAAGAATTAATATTTATAACTGAATAAAAAAAATAAACACAAAATAAAATGGCAGTATTAGATCCGAACGAAATATTTTTCACAGCATTTGAACCAAAACAAGCTAATAGGTTTATCATGTATGTAGATGGAATTCCATCATATATGATTAAAGAGTTTGGAGAAGTGAAAATCGAACAAGCAGAAGTTACTTTAAACCATATTAATGTACAACGTAAAGTTAAAGGTAAATCAACATGGAGTGATGTAACAATGAAACTTTACGATCCAATCACACCATCAGGTGCTCAAGCAGTAATGGAATGGGTAAGATTACACCACGAATCAGTAACAGGTAGAGATGGTTACTCTGATTTCTATAAGAAAGATGTAACTGTAAATGTATTAGGTCCTGTTGGTGATGTTGTTTCTGAATGGATTTTAAAAGGTGCATTTATTAAAGATGCTACTTTTGATGGATTTAATTGGGATACAGATGCTCAAGCACAATCTATTAGTTTAACATTAGCAATAGATTACGCAGTATTAAATTTCTAAAAAAACTGTTAAATATTTTTAAAGAGAGCTTGGCTTATGTCAAGCTCTTTTGTATTGTTAGTATGTATACACGTATTAAAGTTATAACAAATAAAAATTATGAGTGAAGAAAGTTTTAAGTTTCCAACCGAAACAATTGAATTGCCCTCAAAAGGGTTAATTTATTCCGAAGACAACCCCCTATCAAGTGGTAAAATTGAAATGAAGTATATGACTGCAAAGGAAGAAGATATTCTTTCAAATCAATCATATATCCAAAATGGAACAGTTTTAGATAAACTAATGAAATCTTTAATTGTAACAAAATGTAATTATAATGACCTTATTGTAGGAGATAAAAATGCAGTTATGATTGCAGCTCGTGTCTTAGGATATGGTAAAGATTATAAATTTGAATATAAGGGTGAAGAAGTAGAAGTTGATTTAAGTACTTTAGAAAATAAAGAATTTGATGAAAATTCTATTACTAAAGGA